TATTTGTCTAAAGTGTAAACCAAAGTGTAAACCAAAGTGTAAACCAAAACAATAGGAAGTTTACACTTTTTTGTTGACTCACAGCTTCAGTTGTACGTTTTAGGGCAAAAGTGTAAAGGGTTTACACTTTTTTTATAAATAAATTAAAAAAGACTCTCTATAAAATATTTTTTTATCTACTGTAAACTGTAAAGAGGTTTACGTTTTTCGGGATAATCGACGAATTGAAGTAGTAGGTGTAATAAATGAGTGTAAACCTAGACCGTAAACCAAAGTGTAAACGTTTACGATATTGGATTAAACAAAAAAAAACTCCCGATTAAGGAGCTTTTTTCTATATATGCAATCTATTATATTTTTACGCTTCAAGTGATCTTAATTCAACCCTGATCGCTTTCATCTCACTACTCATGTTGAATACGTCCCTCTTTGCATTCTCGATATCCTCTAAGCTAACATCCTTCGAGTCTGACCCAACTGCATACGTTAACCTAGTAATCCCTCTAAGAGCTTTTAAATAGCTTACTCTATTCTTCAATTCTTTAACCTTTGGTGTATCAATTCTAACTTCATTGAAATACTCAGCCATTAGAACACGTATGTATGATACTTTTTGCCATCCGTTATTTGATAAAGAGACTGATTCATTATATTTTTTTATGTGATTTGTTTTCAATTTCCTGACAATAGTACCTGATTTGTAAACCTTAGTACTTAATACGTAACCATAATTACTTATTTGGTAATCAGGAAACCCTTCGATTGTCTTCAATACCTCTCGCATTACTTTAAGGTGTTAATTGCTTTAGTTGATCCAGTTAAAGAAAACTCAAAATCTTCATGGCTATAATCAGTTGATAATCGAATTGTGACCTTACTATTTGTTTTTAATTGTTCTATTATCTTTTCAATAACCTCTTTATCCTCGTGTACTAGCCATAATTCACCGTCTGTACTATGATCAGCCGAATAACTATACACAACATCACTTCCTTGAAAGGACATCATAATTAAGCTGTTACCTGTTACATATGAGTTCACCCCACTTAGAATAATTTCACGCTTTCCTTCTGCATTTTTTCTAACAGCTAAAATTGGTGAGGTATAAGGAAAGGCTCCAGAACCTTTGCAATAAGCGATTTTAAATTGTCCGTCAAAAGAGTTCCCAATTGTTGTAGATCCCCATGATTGACTATAACTAACTAAAGCTGTAACTAATAATAATGTAACTAATATTCCTTTTTTCATAATTTTATTTTTTATATTTTTTTAACAATAAACACCCAATAACTAATTGGTAACTTCACGAATAATCTTTACTTTTAATTAATTTTCCTAACTCCTGGAGATTATCAACACTACCAGAAAACTCTTTATTCTTAATCGGTTTTACTTGGCTATGTTTATTTCCTTCTTGGTCCACAAATTCACCTTTGATAAATTCTAATTCTTTTTTCATAATTCTTTGTTTCTTTGTTACACTACAAATATAATAAAAGTATTTGTAAATAGGTAGCTTTATTTAAAATTAATTTACAGGCTTTGAAAAGTTTTTTAATTCTCTCTTAGCTTCATCCAACATTCTAAGAGACATTCTTTCAGAGCTGTAAAAATTAGAAATAACCATTGATCTCTTTTCTTTTCCAATAAAAAAATTAAATCTATTTTTAAAATTCATAGTAGGTTGAATTTCGTTAGCGCTTTCATGGTTTGCTAAAATATTAATTTGGTTCATCAACTCTTTTTTAGCCTCTTTTAACGTGGTAAATGTAGAGTGTAATTCGATTGTCTCAAATGTTTCTGATATTAAAAATATTCCTTTCATAATTCCTTTCCTTTTCGTTACACTACAAATATAATAAACATTTTTGTAAGTAGGTAATTTATTTTAACTTCTTTTGACTGTAACCTTAGATTTAATTTCATAAAACATACGCATTAATAACATATCCATATAATCGGGGGACCTTCCTAGCATTTCTTTTTGCTTATCTTTTTTAATTAACTTCCTTTTATCTCCATCAACAGCTTCTTGCTTGAGGCAAATAGATAACTCTTCTTTTATCGCTTCTTCTTGAGCTGGAGAGCAAACGATTTTCATTAATCTATTATTGATCACTTCACCCAATTTAAAACCACATTCATCTTTTTTGTTACCGTATAGCTTTTTGTTCTTAGCTATCCCGTTACCATGAAACTCTTTTATGTTCCTAATGTACGATTCAAGGTAAGCCCCTAGCCCGTCACTATCCGCGATTATATTTGTGTTCCCAACTTGGTTAACTGTTTTTAAGTCCTTGAGACTCATTTCAATTTCTTTTGCAGAAGATTTATTCATGTCAATTGATACATTACAGATCATTCCGTTCCAATAACCAGCAACAAATTTATCGCGGCCTTTCATAGCTAAATCAGCTGAAATATATCTTGACCCACCTTGGATATGATCATTAGTGAATAAGTCGCAAATTGCATCATAATCACATAGGACGGTTGGATCATCGTCGTACTCGAAATTACCGTGTACTTGACGCATGATTGTAATGGTATCACCCGTTTTAATAATATCTTCAACCCACTCTTGTACTGAAGGGTGAGGATTATCACTAGGCAATGCTGGGATAAACTTCTTAAATTCTGGTTCCGTTCCATCCTTAAATGGTTTGTAATATCTTTTGTAAACGTGGTTTTTTGCTGGATTAAAACATTCGAACATCTTACGTTTCAACCCGTAGATATCATTTTTACACCATCCTGTTCTTTCGTATAGCTTTATTATTACGTCTCGGTTAGTTTCGTTACTTTCATCAATAGCACATCTAGTAAGTTCAAACCCTCCAAATCTTGTATTAAGTGGATCGGATGGTTTAAAAGCTGTATCTATTAAGAATACTACTGATTCATTAAATAAATCAACTCTATTCAATTGTTGATTGTAGTTATAATCTTTATCTTCTATTCCGTAAAAATCAAACTGTTTAAAAAGGGTTATTAGTACAGTTCGTTTTAGTGTTGTGAGTTCCTTTCTAGCTAAACCCCAAGCAACTCCAGGGTAAGCAAGGCAATCAAATATTATTGCAGTACACTCAATTAAAGACTTTCCAGACCTCGCCGAACCTCCATAGCCAACCATCGTGGTAGTACTATCATTCAACAACTCCAACGCTTTCACCTGTTTTATTGTTGCGTAATAGTACGTACCATCTGGGTAACTCCCTAAAGGGATTGAACTGTATTCTCCTCGTTTATATAGTTCAACATAAATTTCTAACTCGTGTCTATTCACTTATCTCTTGTGAAGCTTTAGCGCGTTGAAGTAATTCTTCAGTGCTTAATGATCCTAAATCAACAGAAACTTCAACTTTCTTCTGCTCGTTGTCTTTTTCAAACATCCCTAAATGTTTCATTAACATATCATTTATTTTAATGAATGCGTTTACATCTGTTTTTTTAAGTTCCTCTGAGGTGGTTACTGATACTCCACCACCCTGTCCGTCTTTTACTATAACATGGTGTGGCTTTATCCCAAGTGAAATTTCTCTTGCTAAAAACAAGTCTTTAATCACACCCTCTTTCGTTAAACCTAATTTTTCAATCGTTTTTTCTTGGAGTTCTTGAAGTCTCTCCTGTATATCAGGTTTGAAAAGGTTTTCTGAACCAATACTGGTGGCCGTCTTTTCACTATACCCCGATTTTATTGCGGCCCTTGTTGCGTTAAAATCTAATACATATTCAAGGCAAAACCTTTCTTGTTTATCTGTTAATTTTTTCATCAGTCTTTTAATGATTTAATGTAAGATACTTAATTTTCTTACCAAGCTTGTTTTATTTTGTATTTAATTCTAAACCATAGAGTGTTGAAGGTTACAAATCCAACAGTGAAGGCGAATAATAAAGTGTCGATTACATGCATGTTTTTTAGTCTTTTAGTGATAGATAAAATAAAGTTGAAGCGGTTACAACTCCCAGTAAGCTTACTATTGCGTGAAACGGATCGGTTATACCCGCTTTCATTAAGTTTACTATGCTTAAATTTAATAACCACATTCCAATTACTAGGCAAGTTACGAATATTTTTGTTTCTTTTTTCATTTTTGTTTGTTTTTAATTTCCTGTACTTCTAATTATATCTGTTTTTACTATTCGAATAAAATTGTTTTCGTACTCCGTGTGCTTATTTCGTCCGAAATGGTGATAAAATATATTGATATTCAATCCTGTTACCTTACAGAGTGCTACGAGCGATCCTAATGCGATTAGTTCGTTTGATTGTTTTTTATGTAAAATATAAATCATATTACTTTCTTTATTACTTCGATTAATACACACAATAAGATTAATGCAAAGGGGAATACCGCTTTTAGTCTCTTCATATAGCTTTGAAATAAGTTACCCATGACTCCTTAACTAGATAGGTTACGCCTGAATCATTGAAAATTATATTTCTAGATTCTGTTCTATATCGTCTATTTATTGTAAACATTTGCGATCCATCAAATTCATTAAATAAACTTTTCAAACATACAACCCAATCGTCAGACGTTTCATCCTCGGTTACCTTTAGTTGAATCTCTGAGAATATATGAAGCATGCCTCCAGTCTTATCTGTTTTACTTCC